ATAGATTCAAATCAATAAACGAATATTCTTTTGGTATGCGTGAAAGAAATTTAGATGATGATGAACTAATATTAGGTAATAGTCCTTATTTAGATGAAGCTGATGAAGACCCAGAAGGTGCAGATGCTATCGCAAATGATTTAGGTGTTACACCTCCAGGTGAAGAACCAGCACCACCAGCAGATTTAGGTGGTGAAGCTCAAGCAGGTGAAGCTCCACTCCCTCCAGCTGAACCAAACCCAGCTAATGCTGAAGAACCTGCTCCAGAACCACCTATGGAACCAGCACCAGTTGAACCAGCCCCAATGGAAGAACCAGCAGGTGATGAAGTTGAATTGGATGTAACTGATTTAGTTGATTCAACTGATGAAGCTAAAAGTGCTGCCGATAAAGCAAGTAAAAATACTCAGCTTTTAATGAAAAAATTAGAAGATTTAGAATCACGTATTGCTAGTATGGATGCTGTTAGTGGTAAAATTGAAGCTCTTGAAAAAGAAATAGTAAAAAGAAACCCAACAAATGTTGAAAAATTAGAAATGCAATCATTACATTCAGGTCCTTATACTCAAAAATTAACTGATTATTGGGCTGATAAACATGGTGCATATGATGTTATGAATAATGATAAACAAGAATATGTATTAGATAAAGATACTATTGATTCTGATTATAGTGAAGGAAGTATTAAACAAAGCTTTGCTGTAAAACCTGAAGAATATGAAGAAGAAGATATTTAATCATAAATAAATTATACTAACTAAACCCTTGATAATCAAGGGTTTTTTTATTTTATTAAAATAAATAAAATAAAAACTTGTTAAATGTGAATATTAGTTGTACTTTTGTAAAAAAATAAGAATTAAAATTCACAAATAATAAAAATAAGTGAATAAATCACTTGACTTTTTGAAAATTTTTAGTATATTTGTATATCAAAAAGAATTTAGAAAAATAAAATACAATTTAGAAAAATAACTTAGAAAAATAACGATTAATTAAATAAATTTAGAAACAATGAGTAATGAACAAGATGCCTTAACGGCAATGTTGGCACAGTATGAAGCTAACAACAAACCAAAGTACGAAAAAAGCGAAACCGCTAAAACGTATGATTTAAAAAATTATTTTACAACTTACGATTTAGAAAAAGATGAACAATCTAAAACTAAAGAAATCAGAATCTTACCAAACCCAAAAGGTGGTTCTCCGTTAGTTGAATTCCATGGCCACACGGCTATTGTTGATGGACAAAAGAAAACATTCCCATGTTTACAACACGAAAAAGGTACTGCATGTCCTTTCTGCGAAGCTCGTGAAGCTTTACTCTCAACTGGCGATGCTGGTGACAAAGAATTAGCAAAAAAATACAACGCCAAAAAAATGTATATTGCTAAACTTATTGATAGAAATAACGAAGATGAAGGAGTTAAGTTTTGGAGATTTAACAATGATTACACTAAAAAAGGTGCTTTCGATTTAATTCATGGTGTTGTTGCTGGTCTTAAGAAAAACAAAAACATTACAAGCCCAACTGAAGGTCGTGATTTAACTATTATGATTAATAGAAACCAAACAGGTATTCCAATTATTTCTTCTATCGTTGCACAAGATTCTGATGTATTAAGTACTGATGAAAACAAATATGCTGAATGGTTAGCTGATGAAAGAACTTGGGAAGATGTTTATTCAGTAAGAAATTATGATTATTTAGCTATTATCGTAAGAGGTTATACACCTATTTGGGATAAAGAAAATAAATGTTTCGTAGCTAAAGAATTAATGACTGAATCTGATAATCCTGATGCTAAATTAGATTCTGAATTAACAATGGCTGTTGAAAACGTTAAATCTAACGTAACACAAGCAGAAACAGTTACAACTCCAGTATCTACCATAACAGAAGACGAAGACGACTTGCCATTTTAAAATGGTATTAAAAACAAAAAAAAGAAGTGAGAAATTGCTTCTTTTTTTTTCTAAAATAACGAAAAATAAAATTAAATATTAAATGGCAGTAAAACCTAAAAAAGCAAATGAAAAACCAGCAATAGCTAAAGTAGCATTTGATTTAGATTCATTTTTAGAATCTGAAAACCTTAACTCAGAACCAAAAGATAAAGAATTATCGTGGGTTCCATTATCAAAAGCATGGCACGATGCATTAAAATTACCTGGATTTCCACGTGGTTATTTATCTCTAGTAAGAGGTTATTCAAATACTGGTAAATCTACAGCGTTTTATGAAGCTATTGTAGGGTGTCAAAAAATTGGTGACTTAGCAATAGTAATTGAAACTGAAGGAAACTGGAATGAGGAACACGCTAAAAAAATAGGTGTTAAATTCAGAGAAGTGGTGGATAAAGAAACTGGTGAAATAACTGAAAAACCAGATGGTTTTATCTTAATGAGAAGTGAGGATTTATATGAAAAATATAAAAATTACAATCATCAAGATAGCAAAATGGGTACAAAACCTACAAGAGGTGAACCAGTTATTGAAGATGTTTCATTATTTATTAGTGAAATGCTTCAAAAACAAGAAGATGGTATTATAACTAATAATCTGTGTTTCCTATGGGATTCTATTGGTACACTTAACTGTTATAAATCGGCATGTTCAAATACTAGTAACAATATGTGGAATGCTGGTGCTATGGGTTGTTTCCAAGCTATAGTTAACTTTAAAATACCTTCTACTAGAAATTTGTCTAGTACATATACTAACACAATGATTTGTGTGCAAAAAATATGGTTAGATAATATGAATGGTACAGTTGTAAAACACAAAGGTGGTGAATTTATGTTCTTTAATTCTAGAATTATTGTTCATATTGGTGGTATCTTAACACATGGAACTAAAAAATTAACAGCAGTTGCATTAGGACAAGATTTCCAATTTGGAACTGAAGCTAAAATTAGATGTGAAAAGAATCACGTAACTGGTATTGAAAGAAATGGAAGTATTGCATCAACACCTCATGGTTATGTTAATCCAAGCGAATTAGATGCTTACAAAAAAGAAAAAAGACAATTTATTCATGATGCATTGAATGTTAGTTATGATGAAGAAATTAATTTCAAAGAAGAAGAGGTTGCTCTTGAAGGAAATGATATTGGTGAATAAATAAAGATATGGTAACAATATTATTAAACATTATAGGGTTTTTAATTATATTCTATGCAATAGATTATAATAGAACAGAAGAATCAAAAATTATTCCATGGAGTAAAGATTATTGGTATGTTTTATTTATGGTAGTAGTGGCATCATTATTATTCATATAGAGTAACAAAAAAAGAGTATTAACCTTAAAAGGTTTGGAATGAACAAAAGACCACCAAAAAATGGTGAAACAAGAGAAGAAATTCAAAACACACTTTTAGTAGACGGAAATGCCCTATTCAAACGGGGCTTTTCTGGTGCTAAAGGGTTATACAACAAAGATGGTACCCACATAGGTGGAGTATATCAATTCCTTACAACACTTCGTATGTTACTAGAACAAGAAATGTATCACAGAGTCTATGTATTCTGGGATGGAAATTTCAGCGGTAAACTTAGATACGAAATTTACGAACCATATAAAAGTGGTCGTGGTAAAGACTACAAAAACGGCACTCAGCCAATTGACGAATCAGAATTAAAACAACGCAGAATCATTTGGGATTATCTAAATGAATTATGTATTAGACAACTAAAAGATGAAGTAATCGAAGGTGATGACTTTATAGCATATTATTGTCTAACTAAAAACAAGAATGAGAAAATAACTATTTGTACCAACGATAGGGATATGGCTCAATTAATTAATGACGATGTTAGAATATTTTTCTTAGATTTGAAAAATTATGTTGGTAAATCCAATTATTCTTTGTACTTTCGCCATAACCAAGAAAATTCAGTTTTATTAAAAACAATAGTTGGTGATACTAGTGATAGTATTAAAGGAATAAAAGGCTCTGGTGAAACGACACTACTAACCCATTTTCCTGAGTTGAAAGAAAGAAAAGTAACTTTAAACGAAATTATAGAACAAGCTAGAAAACAACAAGAAGAAAGAATCGCAACAAAACAGAAACCTCTTAAAGTATTGCAAAATATTATAGATGCCGTAACTGATGGTGTACAAGGTAATAAAATTTACGAAATAAATGAAAAATTAGTAAATTTATCTAACCCAATGATGACATTAGATGGAATAAGAGCGTTAGAACTACTTAAAAATGGTTCTCTACTACCCGAAAACAGGGAATTCAAGAAAGTATTTGAAATGATGAAAAATCATGGTATAGACAAAGAAATAGGAGAATATCGATATCCAGAGTATTTAGTACCTTTCAAAAAATTAATCGATAGAGAAGAAAAAAATAAATAACGATAATAATAAAATAAATGTATGTCACAAACAATAGAAATACAAAAAAGAGTAGAAGTGGAAAGATTTGAATTTTCATTCTTCGTTAATGACAATATTATTTGTCAGAGATATTTCAAAATTAGAGATTTTGATGAAAATTTAGCACCATTAAACGAAGCAAAGGCTAGAGTTTATAAATCTAATATGGCTAAAGAATTAGATAATATTAACACATTAAAAGAATTGGCTGAGTCAGTGGCTAGTGTAGATTATGGTATTATACCAACTTACTTGAAAAGAAAATCAGTTGATTATTTATGGGATAATTATAAACCATATTATGCTCAAAATGAAGATTCTTATAAAACACCACCAAAGAAAGGTGATATGTTTCAATTTGAGGTTAAAGTTGATACTCAATCAATCCTTAAAGTTGAATTCCCTAATGAATATTTCACATTAAACCCTAAAATTAATGTAGATATTAGAGAAGTTATCCAAGAAATTATCACAGAAATAAGATATTATTTAAGTGTAAAAAATAATGCAAGAGTGTCGAATTAATTCGATGCTTTTGCATATTTATAATAACAAAGTTTTAAAAGAAAGGAAAAAAATATGGCAAAAATAGACAGAAGTAATTTAGGGTATTTAGGAGCAGATTATCAACTTAGATTAATAGCCCAAATACTTACCGATAGAAAATTCGGTAATGCGATAATAGATATTGTTAATCCAAATTATTTCGAAGATGAATACTTAAGAATTGTTGTTGGTGGTATTAAAAACGCCAAAGCAAAAGATGATATAATTCCAGATATTAATAGTTTGGAATTTAGATTACTCGAAGATGTTAAAGACGATACTCAAAGACGTTATGCTTTAACACAAATCAGAAAAATAAAAGAAGCTGATTTAAACGATACTCTTTGGGTACAAGAAACTGCGATGAAATTTTGTAAACAACATGAGCTTATGAAAGCTCTTGCTGAAATTAATAAAATCATAAGCAAAGGTGATATTGAGAATTATGAAGAATGTGAAAGTAAATTAAGAAAAGCACTGGAACACGGTGATAGTAAAGATGATGGTATGAGTGTATTTAACGATATAGATTCAGTTTTAGCTGATGATTTTAGAAAACCAATACGTACAGGTATTGAAGGATTAGATGAAGTAATGGATGGTGGTTTATCAAAAACTGAATTAGCAATAATTCTAGCACCATTTGGGGTAGGTAAAACAACTATGATGACCAAAATAGCTAATACAGCTATGACTGATGGTAATAAAGTTTTACAAATATTTTTCGAGGATAACCCAAAGGTAATTCAAAGAAAACATTTATCATGTTGGTCAGAATATGACCTTAATAGTTTATCAATTCATAAAGAAGAGATAAAAGATATGGTTAAAAATATGATGGAGAAGAGTAATGGTGGGGAATTAAGACTTAAAAAATTCTCTAGTGATGGAACGACAATACCAATAATTAGACAATACATTAGAAAACTAATCGCTACTGGTTTTAGACCAGATTTAATCGTATTAGATTATATTGATTGTGTTGAACCATCTAGAAGATTTGATGATGTAAATGCTGGTGAAGGTAGTGTAATGAGACAATTTGAAACACTTTTATCAGAATTGGATATTGCTGGTTGGACAGCTGTACAAGGTAATAGAAGCTCAATTAAAGCTGATGTAGTTGAAGCTGACCAAATGGGTGGTTCGATTAAAAAAGCACAAATTGGACACTTTGTTGTGTCTATAGCTAAAACACTGGACCAAAAAGAAAAAAGTACTGCAACTATGGCTATTCTTAAATCTCGTTTTGGTCAATCTGGGAAGGTGTTTGAAGATATTATATTTGATAACGCTAGAATTCAAATAGAAATGGGTGAGAATAAACATGGTTCTAGTCGTAGTGAATATAAAAAAAATGTAGAGATTAAAGACCAAAAAAGGGTAAATACTGTAATAGGTGGTATACAAACTAGAAATACCTTATTAAATAGTGACCTATTTGAAAAACCAAATAATTAATAATTAAAATAGAAATAATGATAGAACCAATATTAAAAGAAAATTCAGAACGTTTTGTTATTTTCCCAATCACACACCAAGATTTGTGGGATTATTATGAAATAGAACAAGAAGCAATGTGGACAGTAAAAGAAGTTGATTTATCCAAAGATTTAGACCATTGGAATAAAAAACTTAATGATAATGAAAGATTTTTCATTAAAAATGTATTAGCATTTTTTGCGGCATCAGATGGTATCGTAAATGAAAACCTAGCAATAAACTTTCTAAATGAAGTACAATATCCAGAAGCAAAGTTCTTCTATGGATTTCAAATTATGATGGAAAATATTCATAGTCATATGTATTCACTTCTTATCGATACTTACATCAAAGATACCAAAGAAAGAAATGAATGTTTCAAAGCTATTGAATATATGCCACCAGTTAAGAAGAAAGCTGAATGGGCACTTAAATGGATTGAATCAGAGTCATTCGTGGAAAGATTAATTGCGTTTGTAGCTGTAGAAGGTATTTTCTTTTCAGGTTCATTCTGTAGTATATTCTATTTAAAATCTAGAGGACTTATGCCAGGTCTTTGTGATTCAAATACATTTATTTCTAGGGATGAAGCATTACATGCTGATTTTGCAATACATTTATTGAATAATCATATTGTAAATAAACCAACCAAAGATAGAATTAGAGAAATCTTATTATCGGCATTAGAAATAGAAAAAGAATTCATTACAGAGTCTTTACCAGTTTCTTTGATTGGAATGAATGCTGATTTAATGAAACAATATTTAGAATTTGTTGTTGATGGGTTATTGGGTCAATTAGGATGTGAAAAAGAATTTAACTCAAAAAATCCTTTTGAGTTTATGAATCAAATCACACTTAAAACGAAACAAAATTTCTTTGAAGGAAGGTCCTCAGAGTATAAAGCGGCTGATTTATCTGGTGCTATTTCATTTGATGAAGAAATATAAATAAACTATGCAAGTAATAAAAAGAAACGGACAGAAAATAGATTTTAATCCAAATAAAATCTTATTAAGAATAAAAAAACAATCAGAAGGGTTAAAAGTTAACCCCGATGAATTGTTCTTAAAAGTTACACAAGGAATTGCTGATAACATGACTACAAATGAAGTTGATGATTTAATATCAATAGTTGCTGAGTCATTATCAATGAACCATCCAGATTATTCAACATTGGCTGCTAAAATATCTATCAGTAAACTTCATAAAGAAACTGAAGATAATTTTATGAAAGCAACTAAAAAACAATATAACGCTGGATTGTTAAATGATTCATATTATAATAAAGTAAAAGAAAATATTGAACTTATTGAATCAGTAATTGATTATAAAAGAGATTTTAATTTTGATTATTTTGGTTGGTGTTCACTTAAAGACATTTATCTTTTAAAAATGAAAAATGGACAATTGGTAGAAAGACCTCAACAATTATATGTTCGTGTTGCTCTTATGGTAACAAATAATGCTGATGATTTCAGAGAAAAATACAATGATTTAAGTAATCAAATGGAATCTCCAGCAACACCAATAAAAATAAATATTGGAACCAAGATTGGTCAAATTGCGTCATGTAATTTATCAATTGTACCAGATGATTCAACTGAAGGGTTACTAGAAATGTTAGGTAGAATATCTATTTCATCTTCTAAAGCTGAAGGTATTGGATTAGCTGTTTCAAATATTCGTTCTAGAGAAACCAATGTTGGTAATTCTGATGGTAAAGCTGGTGGTATATTCAAATATCTTAAAGTAATAAATGAAGCTCTTAGATTTTGGAATCAAAGAGGTAAAAGACCTGGTTCATGTGCTATTTATATTGAACCATGGCATAAAGATATCTTTGATGTATTGGATATGAGAAAGAAAACTGGTGATGATACACTTAGAGCAAGAGATTTATTTTCTGCACTTTGGATTCCAGATAATTTTATGAGAGCAGTAGAAGAAAATACTGATTGGTATTTATTTTGTCCACATGATATCAAAATGGCTGGTTTAAAACCATTTTATGAGATTTATGGTGCTGAGTATGAAGAAGAATATAATAAAGCCGTAGAGCTTGGAATTGGTACTAAGATTAAAGCACATGATTTATGGTTAAAAGTCTTAGAAGCACAAATTGAAAGCGGAATGCCTTATATGTGTTTTAAAGATTCAGCTAATATCAAATCAAACCAAAAGAATATGGGTGTTATTCACTCTAGTAACTTGTGCAGCGAGATTATGGAGACAACAAATGCTAATACAACAGCTATTTGTACTCTTACTAGTATTCCAGTACAAAAATTTGTAAATGATGGTGTTTATAATTATAATGAATTAGGTCGTGTTGCTCGTTCAATTACCAAATCACTTAATATTGCTTTAGAAATTAATGAATATTCAACTGAAGAAGGCCGTAAAGGTGGTTTAGAGCAAAGAGCTTTAGGAATTGGTATCCAAGGTTTAGCTGACGTATTTGCGTTGCTTAAATTGCCTTTTGTGTCACCAGAAGCGAGACAGTTAAATAAAAATATATTTGAAACAATTTATTTTAATGCTTTAAGACAATCTTGTGATTTAGCAAAAGAAACTGGATTAACATATAGTGCGTTTGAGGGTTCACCAATTTCAGAAGGTATTTTCCAATGGGAAATGTGGAATATTAAAGAAGAGAATTTATCTGGTATGTATGATTGGAAACAATTACGTAAAGATATTAAAAAATACGGTGTTAGAAATTCATTGGTTACAACATGTCCACCAACAGCAAGTTCTGCTCGTGTAATTGGGTCTAATGAAGCTTTTGAACCATTCACATCTAATTTATATGTTCGTAGAGTAACAGGTGGTGAGTTTGCAATGGTAAACAAACACTTGGTTAGAGAATTAGAAGAAGCTGGTATTTGGAATAGAGAAACACTCCAAGAATTAATGAAGAATGATGGTAGTGTTCAAAACATACCAACAATAAGTGAAGATATTAAAGAAAGATATAAAACAGTTTGGGAAATATCACAAAAAGCACTTATTGAAATGTCTGCTGATAGAGGACCATTTATAGACCAATCACAAAGTCTTAATATTTTCTTTTCTACACCAACAGTTGGTAAGCTAACAACTTCACATACTTTATCGTGGAAATTAGGTCTTAAAACTGGTCAATATTACTTAAGAAGTGAATCTGTAGATAATAAAGCTAAACACTTGGCGATTGATATGGATAAGAATAAACCAGAAAAACCGCAAGACAGTCAATTTGAATGCTTCGGGTGTTCATCATAATAAAAAAAGAGACCTAAATGGTCTCTTTTTTTATTTCCATATTTACTTATAAAAATAAAATATTATTATATTTATCTAAAAAAGAATTTATGGCAAAATATATCAATATAAACTATCCCTTTAAAGATAGTAATAAGGGGTTTTTCTTAGATTTGAATGCTGACGATGCCTCAGCTATCAAAGCTGACCTTATGCATCTTATTTTAACTAGAAAAGGGCAAAGACTTTATAAACCAGACTTTGGTACTGATTTATTGAAATTTATCTTTGAACCAAATGATACTTTAACACTTGCAGGTATCAAATCAGAAATAACTACAGTAGTAAAATTATATTTACCTAAATTACAAATTACTGAAATATCTGTAGTAGAATCTGAGGAAAGTGAATACGCTGCAGTAGTTACAATAAAATATACAATAACAGATGATGTCTTTACGACAGAAGATTTAGTAATAATTAATATATAATGGCAAATACAGGAATAAACTATACTAGTAGAAATTTCGCTGAAATACGTAGCGATTTAGTAAACATGGTAAGACAATACTATCCAGATATTTTTGGAGATTTTAATGATGCCTCAGTAGGTATGATGCTTTTGGAGTTAAATGCGGCTGTAGGTGACATGTTATCAACAAATACCGATAGAATGTTTCAAGAAACACAAATTGATTATGCAAAAGAAAGAAAATCAATACTTTCTATGGCTAGAACATTTGGTTTAAAAGTACCAGGTAAAAGACCTAGCATAACTATTGTAGATTTTTCAGTTACTGTTCCAGTATTTGGTGATTCATATGATATTTCCTATGCACCAATTATTAGAACAGGTTCACAAGTTAATGGTGCTGGAAAAGTATTTGAGGTTAATAACGATATTGATTTTAGTAATCCATTTAATATTAATGGAATTCCTAATAGATTAATTATACCAAATGTTGATTCAAATGGTAAATTGGCTAATTATACCCTTACCAAAAGAGAAATAGTTTCTAATGGTACATCTAAGGTTTTTAAAAGAGTATTAACCAGTGCTGATGTAAGACCATTTTTAGAAATTATTCTTCCAGAAGATAATGTTATTTCTATAGAATCTGTAATTACATTACCAGGAACAAATTATACAAAACAACCAATGTTAGATGATTTTCTTAATTTAGATAATAGATGGTTTGAAATGGATGCTTTGGCAGAGGATAAAGTTTTTATTGAAGATACATCTAAAATAACTGATAATTCAAGTGTTAGACCAGGAAAATGGATTTCAACAAATAAAAAATTTATCAGAGAATATACAGATTTAGGTTTTACTAAAATCATATTAGGTGGTGGAACTCAAGATACTAGTAGTCTTTGTGATTTTGATACTAATACTGCTTTGGTTAATCAAATTGGTGATTTCATTAATAATATGTCTTTAGGTATAACACCAACATCAAATACTACTATGTTTATTAAATATAGAGTTGGTGGTGGTTCAGATAGTAATGTTGGACCAAATGTATTAACTAGTGTTGGTATAATGAATATGAATGTTAATGGTACTAACCCAGCAATAAATACAGCGGTTAAAAATTCAATTAAAGTTAATAACGCATTCCCAGCATTAGGTGGAAAAGATACTCCTAGTGTTGAAGAAATTAGAAATCTTGTAAGATATAATTTTGCTTCACAGAATAGAGCTGTTACTATTAAAGATTATCACACTAAAATAGCTCAAATGCCTGGTAATTTTGGTGTTCCATTTAGATGTGGTGTGTTTGAACAACAAAATAAAATTAAAGTTTATATACTTAGTTTAGATGCTAATGGGAAATTAACAAATGAATCAACTAGCGTACTTAGAGATAATATTTCAACTTATTTAGCTGATTATAGAATGATTAATGATTATGTTGAAGTTACTAATGGTAGAATTATAAATATAGGATTTCAAATTGATTTAATGATTGATAAAAAACAACCACAAGGTCAAATAATTAGCCAAGTGATATCAGATGTACAATCATATATGGATATAAATAAATATCAAATGGGTGATAACATTTATTTATCCTCATTGATTGAAGCTATTAATAATGTTGGTGGTGTATTAAATGTTATTGACTTAAGAGTTTATAATAACGTAGGTCAAGGTAAATATAGTCTTAATGAAATTTCACAACCTTATTCTGATGCTACAACTAGAGAAGTAGATATTTCTTCAGATTATACTCTTTTTG